GACGCGTTGGAATAGTGCATAAATAGAAAAAATCTAAATAAGCTATTTAATTAAAGCCTTTCAGAAATGAGAGGTTTTTTTTATGTCCGTTTATTTTTTATCTTTGCATTATGGCAACAAAAACCAACATATTAAAAGGGAATCTATTAGAAGCGTTAGAACAGTCATTAGGCGTTGTTACTACGGCGTGCAAAATTGTAGGTTGCAACCGTTCGACTTTTTATGGACATTATAACCGCGATGCAAAATTTCGCGAGGCCGTTGATGAATTACAAAATATGACATTGGATTTTGTCGAATCACAATTGCACAAACAAATTAAGGACGGCAATACAACCGCGACAATATTTTATTTGAAAACAAAAGGTAAAAAACGCGGATTCGTTGAACGTCGCGAGGTTGAAATGACCGCCGATATTAGCACGTCTAAACTATCAAACGAAGCGCGCCAGAAAATCGACGATATATTGAATGACGAATATTAATAGCATAATAAAAGAAAAGTGCGAAAAATCACTTTTATTTTTTACGCGCTACATATTTAAAGAAAACACCGGCAACAAATTTGAAGCCGCTGAATTTCATTATACATTGGCGGACACGTTGGAACGCGTACACAATGGCGAAATAAAACGTTTAATAATAAACATTCCGCCGCGATACGGCAAAACAGAAATCGCCGTAAAAATGTTTATTGCGTGGACATTAGCTAAAAATCCAAAATCAAAATTTATTCATTTAAGTTATTCCGATTCGTTGGCGCTCGATAATTCGTCAATGACAAAAGAATATATTAATTCCGATTCATTCCAAAACATTTGGAATATTGATTTAAAAAAGGATTCACAATCTCAAAAAAAATGGTATACAAAGCAAGGCGGCGGCGTTTATGCTACGGCTTCAGGGGGTGCGATTACTGGATTCGGTGCGGGTACCGGTGGCGCCATTATTATAGATGATCCATTAAAACCAGACGACGCGTTGTCAGATGTGCGACGTTCGTTTATTAATAACCGATATAATACAACAATCCGTTCAAGGGTTAACGATCGTGACGTGCCTATTATTGTAATAATGCAGCGACTTCACGAGGACGATTTATCCGGCTTTTTATTAAACGGCGGTTCAGGTGAACAATGGCATCATTTAAAGTTGGCGGCACTAGATGACGAAAACAAACCGTTATGGCCGGAAAAGCATTCATTCGACGAATTAGAAGCAATAAGACAGGCGGACCGTTATACATTCAGCGGACAATATTTGCAAATACCGTCACCGCCTGAAGGTGGCGAATGGCGTAAAGATTGGTTTAACATTATCAATCGCGCCGAGTTACCTAATGATATAACATTTGAAATGTATATTGACGGCGCATACACAAAGGACACAAAAAACGATCCAACAGGAATTCAAGTTAGTGGCAAAAGCGGTGACAATTTATATATTTTTAAAAGCATTGATAAGTATTTGGAAATGCCGGAATTGAAAACATTTATCACATCGTTTGTTAAATCGTGCGGCGTTAACATTACGCAAATATTAGTTGAACCTAAAGCGTCCGGCAAATCATTGGTCCAATTGTTAAGGCGTGAAACAAATTACAATGTTTCAGAATTAAAAACAAACTTTGTAAGATATTCCAAAATAGAACGTGCGCGCGCATCGTCGCCATTTATTGAAGGCGGACGCGTTTATTTAGTCAATGACAATTGGAACGATGCGTTTTTACAACAAGTTAGTACATTTCCAAACGCCAAACACGACGAACATATCGACGTCACTTCTTATTCAATAGAGAGAAATTTAATAAACAATTTTTTCGTCATTTAAAACAAATTTTAATTTTGTATTTTTACGAAAATTTTATATATCAATAAAATATGGCTTCAATTTTAGATCGTTTCAAATCTTTAATAAATAAAAACGCACAACAAACCGCACAACAATACAATAACGCAATATATAATTGGTTAGGCGATTCAATTGTTTGGAATCCGGAAAATGACGATTCCTATATTACTGAAGGATATCGAAAAAATTCAACGATTTACGCGTTGATTAATTTAATATCTAAAGCGGCGACAACAATTCCGTTTCAAGTTTACGAAAAGACAAACGAAAACGACTATAAAAGATACAAAGCGATGACGTCCGGAACGATTGACGCGTCAACGATACATAAGGCCGCAATGCTGCAAAAACGCGCGTTGGTTGAATTGCACGATACGGAATTACATAAATTATTGGAACGTCCAAATCCGGCGCAATCTTATAACAGTTGGTTAACGGAATTGATTTCATTCGGTAAATTAACCGGCAACCGTTATATATACGGCATTGGACCAGATACCGGCGCGAACGTTGGGAAATATACTGAATTGTATGTGATGCCGTCGCAAATTATGGAAATCGTTTCAGGCGGAATAATGAATCCGGTTTCAAAATATAAAATAGAATACAACGGAACGTTTGAAATTCCGGCCTCTGAAATATGCCACATAAAAGATTTTAATCCGTACTATGACGGAACCGGATCACATTTATACGGACAATCGCCATTGCGTGCCGGTTTACGATCATTGACAACAAACAACGAAGCCGTTCAAACAGGGGTTAAATATTTACAAAACCAAACGGCGCGCGGCCTATTAATGTCAGACGAAGGCGATTTAAATGAAGTACAAGCGCAACAATTAAAGGATAAATTCAAAAAACAATTTCAAGGTTCTAACAATGCCGGCGATGTTATTATCACACCAAAAAAATTAAGTTGGGTTAACTTTGGTTTAAAGGCTTCAGATGTTTCGCTTATTGAACAATATAACGCGAGTATTAAAGACCTTTGCAATATTTACAATGTACCGGTCCAATTATTAAATAACACCGATTCGGCGTCATATAACAATATGAAGGAAGCGAAAAAAGCATTGTATCAAAATGCGGTCATTCCTGAATTGTTAAAAATTAAAGACGAATTAAATAGGTGGTTGGCGCCTATGTATGGCGACAAACTTTGTATTGAGTTTGATTTTTCAGTCATTCCAGAGTTACAGGAAGAAACCGACAAGGTTGTCGATCAATTGGTTAAAGCGTGGTGGCTAACGCCAAATGAAAAGCGTTCAGCAATGAATTACGGCGCTGATGAGGACAATGAAACGTTAAACGATTATTTCATTCCGGCGAATTTAATTCCAACAAAACCAACAGAAATTGACGCGCCTATTGAATCAATTGATTTAGATGTCAGTAAGTTTTTAACTCAAACCGTCGAAAAAAAAAATCCAATAAGTAAGGCCGAAACGTTTTCGGGTTATCCACAAACCGCAACGAATAACGCCAAACGAATGATTGAATGGCGCGAAAAATACGGCGACGAAGTACAAGCCGGAACGGCGACCGGTTGGCGACGTGCTTCAATGTTAGCGAACCGCGAACCAATGACGATTGAAATGCTTAACCGCATTAAATCATTCTTTGCGCGTCACGAAGGCAACCAAACAATCGCGGACCAATATAAGGACACGCCCTGGAAGGACAACGGTTTTGTTTCGTGGAATCTTTGGGGTGGTACTGCAATGCGCGATTGGACCAATAAGAAATTAAACGAAATAAACGAATAATTGAAACTTAACAAAGACAAATGGCAATCCGATTTTGAAAAGCAATTGGATATTGCAGAAAAAAAACAAATTAGTATCGTTAAACGTTACTATAAAAGCGAATACAACAAAGGGATTGATTCGTTTATTTCTGAAGGTCAAACAAATTTCCAATTGTTATTCGATTCAAAAGATTTGTTAAAAATATATCGCGAATTGTATTCAGATATTGGAATGCGTTTCGCTAAATGGTACGCAAACAATTATCAAAAATATTTGACTAAAAATTTAGATCCGACACAATTAGATATTTGGCAAAATTCATTTGCGTCGTTTGGTTCGGCGGTTGGTGCGCAACGCGTCACATTGGTATCGGGAACGGCTAAAAACAATTTGATTAGAATAACACAACAATTGATGTCCGATCCGGAGTTTATGACATTGGGCGCCGTTGAACGTGGCCGAATATTAAAAAACCAATTTAATACTTATTCGCAATATCAATCCGAACGTTTGGTTCGTACTGAAGCGACGGCGGCGGCTAACTTTGCGACAATGGAATCCGCGACAACAATATTTCCAAAAGAACAAATGCAAAAAGAATGGATAGCAAGTTTTGACGATAGAACGCGAAGTACACATTCTGAAGCCGACGGACAAATCGTTATGGCAAACGATACGTTTTTTGTTGGCGGTTCTCAAATGATGTTTCCAGGCGATCCAAGTGCGCCGGCTGCTGAAGTCATTAATTGTCGTTGTTCGATTGCTTATATACCTATTGAGGGCGCGCAAACCGTTAGCGAAATTTCAAGTATTGGATTAGGCGTTGCGGCCGGTGGATTAAATAATTTTTAAAATTCGTATATTTACAAAAATTTTTCTTTATGAATACAATTCTTTACAAAGCGGCGCCGGTTGGTGAGTTAATCGACGCGGACGAAAAAGCCGGGATAATAAAAGGTTACGGATCTTATTTCGGAAATAAAGATTCCGATAATGACGTAATTACAAAAGGCGCATACAAAAAGACAATCGCCGAAAACGGTGACCGCGTCAAATATTTGTATCAACACGATATGAATCAACCAATCGGAAAAATGACCGAATTATATGAAGACGAAAAAGGATTGGTATTCGTGGCGGAAATTGCAAAAACGCAATTAGGAAATGACGTTGTTCAATTAATGAAATCAGGCGTAATTACTGAAAACAGCGTTGGAATAATGCCAATACAAAAGAATAATAAAGGCGATTATCGAGAGATAACCGAAGTAAAATTGTACGAAATTAGCGCCGTTACATTAGCCGCAAACGATCAGGCAAAAATACTAGATGTCAAGGGAAACGTTGACGTTGAAAAACTTTCAAAGCGTTACGATAATTTATCAAAATTAATTCGTAAGGGCAACATTTCCGACGAAATGGGGTTCGCTATTGAAGCAGAGATATTAAAATTAAAATCATTATTTGTTGAATTCACGAAGCCGGAAATTGAAATCACTTCGCCGAATGTTGAGATAAAAAACAATGATTCCGAAGTGTATAACTATTTAATCAATTCCTTAAAAATTTAAAAAATGGAAGAAAATCTAAAAAATCAATTGGACCAATTTAATAGCGCCATTGATTCAAAAATCGAAAAGTCTAACAATGATGTTGTAGAAAACGTTGTCGTGAAGGCAAACGAAATCGTTAAAAATGAAGTTAGTGAATTATCTAACAAATTAAACGAGCGTTTAGATGCTATGGAAGTATCAAACAAAAAAGCGTTTAGCGCTAAAAAAAGAATGACGTTCAAAGGTGCTTTAAATGAAGCATTAGAGAACGGCGCAATCGAAGGACTTTCAAAAGGAAATTCAAGAAGCGCATCTTTTGAAATCAAAGCCGATATGACTACCGGCGCGGACTTTACAGGAGAAGTTATTCCGGCTGATAGAGTGCCAGGATACAAATTTGATCCAACACGTCCAACGCATATTCGTCAATTATTGGCGCAAGGTTCAACGCAATCAGATGTTGTACGTTTCGTAAAAGAGAGCGGATATTCAAACGGTGCTGCTGCAACAGCTGAAGGCACTACATTGACACAATCTGATTTCGATATGACGGCTTCAGATGCTAATGTTAGAAAAATCGGAACTTATTTCCGTATTTCTGAAGAGATGTTGGCAGACACGCCTCAATTAACTTCTTACCTTTCAGCGCGTGCGCCTGAAAAATTACTTGAAGTTGAAGATACGCAAATATTAAGCGGTGCGGGTACTGGTGCGCAATTAAGCGGAATCATTACAGACGCGGCGGCATTTGCTGCGGGCGATCTTGCTGATTCAGTTGATAACGCAAACGATTTTGATGTTATTGTTGCTGCATTAAACCAATTAGCTGCTGCTAATTATAACGCTGATAGTATTGTTTTAAATCCTTCAGATTTTCACAAAATTCTATTGTTAAAAGATACGCAAAACAATTACCTAAAAGACCAAGTATATAACGGCCTTCAGCCGGTATTTATGGGCGTTAAAGTTGTTTTAAATACTGCAATTCCTGCTGGTGATTTCCTAATCGGAAACTTTGGCGTTGGTACTCAATTATGGGTACGTGACGGAATTAACGTTGAATTCTTTAGAGAAGACGGAACAAACGTTCGTGACGGATTCGTGACTGTTAGAGTATCGGAGAGAGTAGCATTAACAAACTACTTGCCAAATGCATTTGTTGCCGGCGATTTCGCTACTGCAAAAGCTGCATTAGAAACACCATAATAATATTAATTATTATAAAATTAAGGTTCGGATTTATTTCCGGGCCTTTTTTTTATGCCTTATTTTTAGGCGTCTAACAGATAAGAAACAAAAAAAAACAAAAAAAACTTTAAAAAAAAACTGAAAAAATTTTTTTAATTCTAAAATGTGTTATATATTTGTACTGTAAGAAACAAACAAAACAAAATACTATGAAAAAGACAAAAACAGGATTAACAATCATTCACGACGGCAACCGCGTGAACGTTTACACACAAAAAGAAATTGAACAAATAGACAAAAAAAACGATTATGACAATGACGTCATTATTGTATTAACATTGTCGGCATTATTAATAACAATAGGATTGATAATTGGATTATCAATATAACGGCGTTTTAAGCGCTTTAAAAATAAATTTATGAGCAACATACCAGAACACTACGATAACGGCCTTAAACACGATCTAATCGATGTTATTGGCTCTTATAAACTGAATTTTAATCGCGGAAATGTATTGAAGTACATTGTTCGCGCCGGACGTAAGCAAAACGAAATTGAAGATTTGGAAAAGGCGTTGGACTATTTAGAACGCGAAATCGAACACACAAGAAACCGAAGTCAAATTTTAAATTTTTAATATGTGGGGTTTAGATAGTTTTCCAGGAAATGAAGCAGAATTTGAATGTTCTGTTTGTGGCGTCGCGATGTTTGAAGACACCGGCGTTTGTTCAAATGTTTGCTTTAATGCGGATCAATTATAATATTATGAAAAGAAATATTAAAATTTTCTTAACAATTAGTTTCTTTGCTTTTGGCATTAGACAAATAATGTTATACAACGATTTTATATTGAGTATTTACCTTTTTATAATAAGCGCGGCAATCAAAACCGCGAACGACGATTAGTTTTATATTTATGTTTATTATTTAGTTTTGTTTAAAAGGCGGTCAATTTTGATCGTCTTTTTTTTATAACTTTACTAAATGAATCCAAACGTTTTTGGTTGTTTCGTTGAATATTTATTCGCTACTAAAGCAATGGAATCCGGGTTGTTAGTATCGTTTCCTTTGCTACATACTTCGACTTATGATTGTATAGTTGATTCGCCGAATGGTTTATTTAAAATACAAATTAAGGGTATTAATGAAAAGAACCGAACGCGTAACAGAATTCAATTGACTTGCAAAAATCAAAATAAATACAAAAAAAAGGACGTCGATTTTTTTGCGGTATATTCAGCCGAACGAAAAGGGTTTTTTATATTTAAAAACGACGGCAAAATTCAGTCGTTTACAATTGGTTTAGAAAAATATTCAAAATTTTTTAATAACTTTGCAGCACTTTAATGTTTTTTCATATTGTTTTCTGTTAAAAAGGCGTCGCAAATTTATGTGGCGCTTTTTTTTTATCTTTACAAAAAATTAAATACTATTGAATTAAAAATAAAACAATCAATTTTAAGAAACGGCAAACGCTATAATGAAGGCGACAAAATACAATTGCCGGATCACGTTGCAAAAAATTGGATTAAAAAAGGTTTAGCATCAAAGATTGGTAAAAAGCAAAACAAAGAAAAAATTGAAACAAAAGAATTGAAAGTTGAATATATAGATACAAAAGACGATGCGACAAATTAAAATAAATTCGACTTTAGGAAATGAAATTTTGACGGCTCAAAACGTGAAGGATTTTGTTCGCATTGATACAAGCGCCGACGACAATATTATTTCCGCAATGATTACACAAGCGCGTATTTGGTGCGAAAATTATATTTCACGCGATATTGTTTCAAAAAATAGAACGTACTATTTGCCACAAACAAACGGTTTGTTCGATTTGCCATTCGGTCCGGTTTCTAGTATTGAACAAATTACAGTTAACGGAACGGCGACAACGCATTATGAAATTTTAGGATTGGATAATGAAACAATTGAATTGGACGGCGGTTCGGCGGATCACGTTAAAATTACATATATAA